ACTGCTGCTTGCCTGTCATACCATTATTTATATTCATATTTTGATTAATTATTGATGAATTTCCTACAGCATTAGGTTGAGCCTGTACGTTAGTATCGCCTTCAGCTTTAACCTGATTACTGGCTAAACACAGACAAGCTAGTAATAACGCTTGTAGTCGTAATTGAATCATTCTGTGTAATCTTTTCAGTCATTTGGCTTGCTGCTCTAGTAGTAACAGATAAAGACCAGTTATCAGTTGCGGTTTTTGGTGTAAAAACTGCGTCTGCATGAGCTATGCCACCAGAACTAGCTGACGTTACTTCTATGTTGGAAGCTTCCCATGTGTTAATTGCCGCCCCATATTTTTCTGTAACAACGCTGCGGGTTATTGTCTGAGTAGTATTCTCAGTTCTGTTACTTGAGCCAGTAGTCCAGGAGGGCACTCCATTGGCATATACAGGGCTAAACAAAAAGAAAGATAGTAGTAATAGTTTTTTCATTTTCTTGTATTATCAGGATCTACTATTAATTTTATAGGGGTATCTATCCGAACCAGTTGTGTCTTACCTAACACTTCCTGTAACTCAGCTTTTACGTTAGTGCCATTCTTTCCTTTTTCACCACCTTTCTGTGTAATAGAAGCTCCAAAACTACTAGCAAGTCCAACAAAGACCGAAGCAATGAAAGTCGGATCTATTTTTTGCTGTGGTATGCCTAGCTTACTTAAATCTAAGTATGAAAGGCTTAACATCGCTGTAGCCCAGGTCAACAAAATTAACCTGACTCCAAGCGATACCAGTTCAAATTGCTCCTCTCTGCAAGGTACAGCTTCTTGCAACTTAAACCATACACTTTTTTTCTGATCTTTTGGTTGCTCTTTTTGTTCTGCCATAGTTGCATTGCACATGTGTAACTATACTTATAATATATGCAATACAAATTATGCTTGCAATCCTACGACCAATTCTTTTTGCTTTTATAAAATCAAAAGCGATAAAAAAATTAGTGCTTGATATTCTTAGGGCACTAGCCAAGCAAAGTACAAATAAAATTGATGACCAGCTTGTAGCAATTATTGAAGATAAATTACTTATTTAATTTTTTAGACCAGTACTTTATTAAAAGTTTTAATTCAGCAATACGTTTTAATGCTGCTTTGCGTTGCTCTTCTTTAAATGTCATACAAAAGCATCCCAAACCATATCAAACGTAGGAGGCTGCCAATAAACTATGTCTCCACTAAAGTATTCATGCTGTCTTAATATTCTTGCCAATCTACCAGTAGCCCAGGGATCAGGTACATTACCTGGATCTTTTCTTTCTGCTTTGTCATACTCTCTTTTAACTATCTTCCAAAGATCAAAAGTACTTTTTGCATTTAACCATTCTTCTGATTTAAATAATTTATTTTGATCACCAATACCAGGGCAACCAAAAAAATTATCAGCTCTATCTCCAACTAATATTTGTTTATAAAAGTGCATATCTGCTTCTCTTTCTGTGACTCTTACAATATTGTCATCTATTAAATGAAGTCCTGGAATAGTTTTAAGATCTTTGTCTCCACTAACAATGACATCGTTTTTTCTTACAGATACACCTATTGCGTCATCTGCTTCTAAGTTTTGAAAGGTGACGATGGGCCACGTTTCAGAAATCCATTCTCGTAACTTGGCATACCCAGCGGGTCTTCTATATTTCCTACGGTTTGATTTGTAGGAGGGTTCGATAGAATAGCGGAAGTTCGTGCTTGAACCCAGGGCCATGACCATTTCGTAGTCAGGTAATAGTTTGTCGAGCCTTTGTATCTCGGCATCGACTCCGAATTTTGCATCATTAATTTGACAGTAATAAGACCAAATGCCGTCATATAACTCGTACTCATATTCGTTGGCACAAGCATGACGGTAAGTAAATAATTCAACGTCTATATAAGCTTTATTTTTCATGATGGTTCTATCCATTTTTGATCTAAAAATTGATTTTCTTCGTGAAATTCAAACGAGCCAGCGTAACCGCATCTGCCTAACATTCGATTTTTTAGACAGTAACTATGAGTAAGATTTGTACCTCTCGACCTACCTAACGCCCAAATTGTGTCTGCAAGCTGAACAACAGAGTGCGATCCCCTTATGTCATGCAATTCAGGGATGCCGCCATCTTCCATGTTTTTTACCTGGGAAGATGATCTATTTAAATGCGAGATAGCAAATACAGTGCATTTTGTAGCAGCAATAAAACTGCGAATTTTTGTAATTAAAGAATCTAAATGCCTGGTATCCATAGCTAAACCAGAACCAATAATTGTTAGATGATCCAAGTAGATATGTTTACAACCTAATGACCTGACCATGTAATTCATTCTTTGAAGAATTATGTTTTCATCAAGCGAACCAAAATGATCAAACAGTTCTAACATGCCGCCTTTAGTTACAAAGCTGTCTGCATCCGCAATATTCTTTAACTGGTCATCAGTAAAGCCAGCATAGTTTTGCCTTGCATGTAGTTGCATACCAGCAGCCATGCCAACAAACCTAAAAATTGCTTCCTCTGCTGTTTCCTCCAGGCCAATCCACCCGCACTTAATACCTTTTTCCATGTCATGCAAAGCTAAAGCCCTGGCAAATGTAGTCTTGCCAATTCCTGACCCTGCAATTAATACAACTAATTGATTGTCGTAAAAAGGTGTCATGCGATTCCATGTAGCAAACCCGCAGTCAGTAGCAGTTCTATTGGGTGGTTTTATTGTGATGCCTGCGTATGCACTAGCAGATTTAATTCCATCAGGTCTTAATTCTTTAGCAGCAAAAATGGCTTCTTTTACAGCCATGCTGCCTAGTTCTACAAGTGTTTCATTTGCATCCTTTAATGGAAATACAACTCTTCTTACTTGCCCAGGTTGAAATAATTCGACAATAGAATTAGCAGCTTCTTCTCCTGGTTCATCCATGTCAGTAGCAATGTAAATAGTTTTAAAAGGATTAAAATAATCCAAATGTTTTTTTACAAAATTTGCTGCTGATTGTGCCCCATTAGGTACTGATATTCCAATCACTTTTCCGTTTGTTGAGTAGGTGATTGATGGTGCGTCAAACTCTCCTTCGCATATAGCGATTCCATCATGGTGCTTAGGATTTGCGAGATGTGAACCAAACCCTGCGACTTCTTTCGGTTTTCCTGTCCAACTGATTCTGTCATTTTTATTCATTCGATAAAACCCTTATTTTTTGGGCTATTGGTTTTCCTGATTTGTCTCTGTATTGAAAGACAACTCCTGTTTCTGTTTTTAAAATTCCGTACTGCTCCAGCACTTTTTTTGGAATACCTCTGTAAGTATCGTTATCCCAAGTTTTAAATACTGACACTGCTACTGGAGGAATATACGTCTGTCGGGTGGTTTCTGTTTTCTCCTTGAACAACGTGTTGCATGCAAAGCAGAATTTGTGGTCTGTATAAACCGCCCTGCCATCACTACTCCCACACTCGCAAGGCTCATGACGAATAAATTTAGATTCACTCATCTACCCCCACTGCATGTTTCATTTCAGATAAAGCTTTCATAAGTGCTGCTGTTTTTGTTATTTTTTGTGCCAGGGTTTTTACATCTGCACATTCGTAAGTGGTAAATTTTGTTTTGCAGTTATCACATATCCTTCTTCTAATGACATAAGGAGTAGAACCTTCTGTCCTGGTATCGGTACGGTAAATTTCCGTCCTTGTAAAATCACAGTGAGGGCAATTCATTTTGTTTTGTCATAAGTAATACGAAACCAAACATTTGCTTTGTTTGCTTTTGGTTCGTGTTTCCAGTAACAATGAACTTCTCCAATAACTTTTACGTTGTCATCAACAAATAATCTTTTTTCGTCTTTAGTGCTAGTTAGAGCATCAAATAATCCACCAAGTAAATTATCAATGTCTCCTCTTGCAGCAGTGTAAAAAATTACTTCAAAGTTTTGGCAATGACTTAGAGGTTCATCTGTCCAGTATTCGGAAGCCATAGACCATAAATCTTTTTTCCATTGCATATATGCTTTGTCCATATATGGTCTGACTTGACCCATAAACGACCTGGGCCTAGCTTTTGATCTTGGTCTTATGTGCAAATAAAATTCAGCCTGCTTCATTAAACACAGGAGTATTTTGCTCTGCTTCCTCGTTAACATAACCACCTTGTACTTTTTCAAATACAGGATCGGCTGACCTTTCGTAGGCAATGTGAGAAACAACCTGTGCTTGTCTTGGTTGATATGCAAGACCTACTCCTGTAGGGCCTTTCCAGGGATATATTTCATAAGCAATAATCATTTTTGACCCATTACCTATAAGAAAATCATGATTCCATAAATTGTTATGGCTATCTACAACTAATGGGCCTGAAGTAAATCCACCATCACGCTTTCTAGTAAACCTTTTTAATTTAAATGTCCAAAGTGTAAGCATGCCATCTTCTTTTTTTGGCAAAGAATTAGCTGATATTTTTGCATTTATGCCATGCTGCTTAGAAAATTCATCTTCTTGCTTTAATAACCATTCAGCATGTTGCTGGTTTTTTGTATCCAAAATAGCTTCGACACTCCATACAGGAGGCTTGTTTGGCTCAAATCTATTTGTTTCTGGTTCGCCCAAGAGCTTGCACCATTGCACTTCTAGTAGTGGTGTCTGTAATAATGTATTCATAAAATAAGACGTTATCGCTTTACATACTATATGCAGAGTTTTACATATATGCAAATATTAATAAAACGCTATATTTAGATTTCAAGAAAATAGATATGGATTGCTACCTATAGTGTTTGCATCTAATGTATTTATATGCGGAGGTTCGGGAAAATTAATACCACTATGGCAGCACATTTCAATCCAGCACTGCTTTAATAAATCTTTTTGGTACATGTCGTGCATGGTAGTATGTAATGTTTTATGCAAATCATTAGCGCATAAAGCATAAGTGGCAAAACAATCATGATTTACTAATACAGGTACACTTTGATCTTCACATGTGTTAAGTAGCGATACTAAATATGCACTATCTAATGAGTGAGCAAAGTTAGCTCCAATACTTTTATTGGCTTGTGTCGCTGATAGCGGTGCATTTTTTGGCTGATCCTGGAGGTTAACATTTAATCTTTTACCAAATAAAAATGTCCTTACTGTTCTTGTTGTAGGTTCTCTATCTGCCACTTTCATAGGCCAGCCAGAAGGTGTTGTCCATACTAATGGCCTACCTTGTGAAAGTGACATTCTGCATACTTTCATTAACCATTTTTTTACTGCAATACAACTACTAATTTCCTTTTTTAATTCTGCCCATATATGTTTTGCTAAATATTTTGATGGCATTGCAACTCTTAATGCAAACTCTTCTAAAGGTACATAATTTAAATGTTCGTCTAATGCTTCTACTAATGAGTCACACAAACTCATAAATGAACCACCATAAGGACTAGCTAGTATTGGGCCTTTAGTTAGTTTTCTGTCTATACCTCTACCAAGCCATAATTCAGCTAATGCTTTTTCTTTTTCGTCACCAAATTGCAAATCCTGAGTAAGCCTATAAGTAACTTGTTCTGCTACTTGTGTATATAAATCAAAAGGTTTGTCACCATATAAATTACATAATCTACCTACATGTTTATCCCTTACAAGTGCGGAGAGTATTCCACATCCAGAGGTAGTTTGATCAAACCTTACTGGTACATCAGATTTCCTATGTTTTATTGCGTCTGCTACACCCCTGCAAAGTTGTAAGAATTGCCAGGGATCGTCCGCATCCCGCCACAGGTCTAGGTTTTTAAGGGGATCTGCTGCTGTTGCTTTTATTTTTTCAATGTTACGATTTCCCCATAATAATCTTTCTTCCCATGTCTTCTTAGACAAGCCATAATGCCCTGCTGCTGCCTTCAAAAGCCAATCTATAGCTGTATTATCTACAGGTGTTTTTGAATTAAAATTTAATAATGCTTTCTCTGTGTCTGGGCCTTGTGTTGTTACATATTTATTGCCTGTATATAACCTACCTCGATGATCTGCATGGTAACTTTGCCAAATAGTTCTACCTTTTAATTCTTCTGCCATTTGCAAACTTCTTTCTATTCTTACTCTTCTTGGTCTATTTTGCTCTCTGTCTCTATGTGCCATTGCAGCATATCTATTTCTTATCTTTAAATCTTCTGCTGTAGGTTTATCTCCTAATCTTTCAGGTAATTCCATAGGTGCTCTGGCACACGGAAACAAGCCATCTATGCCATTTTCCCATGCGATACGTTGCAGCTCTACCATTTCTCCATCAACTCGCAATGGTGTCTCCTGGAGGTAATTAACTGCGGTCAAAACTTTCAATAAATTTGCAGTTTTATAATGACTTATTGCAGTTGTATGCTTTTCTTCATGGTCTTGTATTGGTACTCTTATCAAACATTCCTGGTTGTTTATCATGCCGCCACCATATAGGCCATTCCAGGGATTAGGAGGACAAACCATAGCAGTATGCACACCACGATAGGCACTAGCAGGGCAGTCTCTGATTAGTTGTTCTGCTTCTTGTGTAGGTACAACAAACCTAGGTGTAGTTTTACCAATACGTCTTTTTATCACGCTCACAATACCTGTAGCAGGCACTATATGATCCAATAAAAAACGGCCTACATCTAACCGAGTCATATCATTCCATAAAGGTATTGGGCAGTTAAGTTTTCGCATCATATCTTTTGTTGCTATACGTCTTCTGCTATGCCCTTGCCTTATTAAATGTCTAAATTCTGTTGAACTTTTCTTGTTTAACCTAACTAATCTTTGTTCGTCTTCTATTGCTTTACCTAGGTTTTGACAGAACGTAGCTATCCTGGCTTTTCTACTTAACTGGTCTATGGTTGCCACTAAAGCAACTGCTGCAATATGGTGCGTACCAGCAAAGTTATCAAAAAATGGTATAGCAGCTCCGTTTACCCTTGCCTTGTCAGGATTCAATACATAATCTTCAAAAGTTTTATCTAATTCTTCTGCTAAAGCATCTAAACAAACAGCATATAATTTTTGTCCATAAAGTAAAGCTGACTCTTTGCCATGCTCTTTTAGCTTGCGTTGTGATGCTTGATGAGATTGTTTTGATCTCTCTTTTGCCTTGTTTTGTCTTGCAACTTGCTCAGTTTTTAGGGCTTTTAACTGGTTGCACATCTTTTGCAATTTGCAACTTATGTGAGTCCTCCATATTGTGAGCTATACGGATCTGTAATGCAAGTAAAGATTACTGTTACTGACTTGTTTTTATTTGCTCTACGGCCTTGTAATCAGGTATAGATCACTTTGGCAATGTGATCAAGATTCACTCCTAGACTAGGCATTTGCTTAAAGTTGCATGTCGGTTGCATCAGTTATGTGCAACTTATTCTCACCTAACATTAGTCCACATTGAATATTATTCATCTTTTCAGCAACAGTTGTTAATTGTGTTATGTCAACATGAGCATATCGTTGAACTGCCTGCAATGATTTCCAACCGCCCCATTGCATCACCTGGATTAAACTTACTCCTTGAGCTGTTAATCTTGTGGCACATGTATGCCTGGTGCAATGTGTTGTTAACAATTTATCGTTAGATAATCCAACTGCATTTTTAGCCATGTCAAACTGATGCTGCCATTCTTTGTATTTCATTCCCCATACTTTTGCCGTACTTATGGTTGGCATGTAAGGAGCAATAGCATTTAATGCAGCATTTGTTAGCGGCACTGTCCTGGCGGCTGCATTTTTTGTTTTAGGATATAACACTCTTTTTTTATAAATATCTACTTCTCTGCCCATCATGCGTTCTGCTTCTGAATACCTACAACCTTGCTCTATTAAGAATACAAATTTATGAGCTAATTTTGGTTTATGTATTGAATAAAAATAATTTACAAATAATTGTTCCTCTTCCCTGCTAAATACTCTTTCTTTTGTATTGTTCATAGGCAATCTTTTTGGAAAATTAGGCAATTCTTTTATATATCCCATTTCATGACTATCTACTATCATGCAACGCAATGTACTTGCCTTCCAATTAACTGTTCCAGGCTTATTTCCTAAGTTAAGAAAATGCTCTCGCATGCTATGTATATCTTTTGCTTGTATCCATGCGACAGGGTGATGAGCACCAAAAAATTTTAATACTTGCATGCCATAGTTTTCAGCATTGTATCCACATGCCTTGTGTTTCCATCTAAGGTTGTAACTAAGGTCAAATGCCTGGGATAACGTAAACATATCCCCTGATCTACGTCTTGCAGGCTGCAAACTGTCTGCATTTTTGTATGCCTCTGCCTGCTTTTGTATTACTAACTCTTTAGTAGCCGCTTTTAATTGGATTCTTCTGCCATTAATTTTAAAGTCAGCAATCCAACCCTTTTTGTGAGGGTTTTTTCTAATAGACATAATTTGGTCGTGGTAATGGGTGGTTAATTTATGTTGGCTAGGTTTTGTTGCATTGACTTACCTTTTTTGGAAAGTCTTACTCTGTACCTTCTGCCTTCTTTTGGGTCTATATAAATCTCTACTAAGCCTAAACTGTTGTCTCTATGTCTTGCACTTGAACTAAGGGCATTGCATATACGACTTACAGCAGCATTAGACAAATTAAATCTTTGTTCTATTTCTCTGTAAGTACAAGAATCTTTACTAGAAATAAATAAAAATACTTGTGTGTGATGCAGAGGTAATACTCCAGGATCTAATGAACCTAAAATATCCAGAGCTGCCGCCAGTTGACGTAGATCCATGAGTATCGTTTTGGTGTTGGTCGTGTTTCTTTTGATATAAAGAACGATAACCCAAAATTACGTTTTTGGCGAGTTCTATAGACGCTTAAATGTATTCCATAACTAAAGTCTGGAATGATAACAGATAAAATTAAAGTAGGTTCATGGTGTAGTTTCATTATCGTATATAGTTATAGCATTAGTTATATCACTGGGTTTGCAAAATTGCTTTACACATGTGACGATTGACACATCATTGAGAATGGTTTTCAATAAGCAGCTTGTAACCTTTGTTATATAACTTTATGTTTACTCTTCACTTCTGATGAGTTGTAATACCTCTATACCTGTTTTTGAAAGCATTATAAGCTTAGATCTTAAGTTGCCCTGTTTTTTACGTTTCAATAATGGTATGCGTGGCTGAATTAGTTCGCCTGACTTATTTAATTTAGGAACAAATGGGTAAATAGCTTTATTTACTGTTGCTGGGCTTGCTCCTGTTTTTTTTGCTAGTTCTGCTATTGTTTGCGACTCCTGGGCGACATATAAAAAGCACTCGACAGATAATAAACCTATGCGGCTTCTGTCGGTGCTGTTTTGTCTGAGCATAGTCAACAATCTTGCGAAAGTCTTGTATTGCTCTTCAATCATTTAAACCCCTTTTTAATGTTTTTCTTGTCTCTGAAATAGCGTTTTATTAATTGAAAACTATGGAGCATTTTGTGCTGTAAAACTGCTAAGTGAGTTTCAGTCTCTCTTTGTGCGTCCAGGACTTTTATAAATTTATCAACAATATTTTCGTATTTTTCAAAAAAACTAGCTTTTAAATAACTTACTTCCAGTAATGATGATTGTATGTCGGATAATTCCGCATATAAATCTTCATCATTGTTTATTATCCTGTCAGATAGTAAACCTTTTGATAATTCGTCCAGGTCTTTTTGTGCCTGGATCATTTCGGGGTCGTCTGGTTTGTAGTTCATTCGCTTTCTAGTCTCCTGGCGGTTTTGCCTATTTCTTTTGCTAAATAATTAATAGACTCCTGATAATCTATTTCGTTACCATTCTGCGGCAAGAAAAAAGTCGCATCACGTTCAGCGATTTCGCATAATGCTCCAAGAATATTGAATAAAACAGTTGTTTTTTGCTGATTATTCATTGTTGTTTGTTTCATCTTTTTTAAAAATAAAATAAATAATTATTGATCCAACCAATAAGACAAATACTGGTTCTGCAAATCCAACCAGTAAATAGACTAAAGCTGGTAAAGAAATAGAGCCGCCCACAAATATAAGGGCAGCTCCAAACATTTTTCTTTTAATTGTTTTTCTCCTGGCTTCTCGGCTCGTAAACCTTTAGGCTTGCAAGCTTGTCCTCTTTTGTACTGATGTACACTTTTTTAGCTTTCTTTTTAGCTTCAAATTTTTTAAATTCGGCTTTAATATCTGTAGGGTCTTCAGACAATAAATCTACAGTATGTGTAGTGCCGTTGCCGTCTGTAATTTCAAAATAAGGCATTAATTTAACTCCTTTGGGTCGTGGTTTGATGCTGCATGAGTACAGCAGAGGAGGTATTAAACCTCCTGGGCTGGCTTCAATCGTCATCACTTACTACACATAAACCGACATTATTGCCGTTTAGGTCTAGTAATGTAATTTGGTCGGGTGTATTGTAGTCAATATTTTCGCCAATACGCTTTAATATCCTTTGCACTTCATTGGGATTATCCTTAAAAGCTGCATTATCAGTATTAAAGCTTATAGTAATGCGACTCATAACTTAACCTCTTCTACTTCTGCCCATGTATCCCAAGATCTTTTAAGATCGCTGGCTATTTCATGTAGGTTACAATCTTCCAAAATTGTATAAGCTATTTCATAAGCCTCGTCACAATTCCATTTAATGTGATTAGCAGCAAGTTTTGCTATTGCTTTTGATCTTGGTGCGGTCTGCGGATCAATAAAAGCAGTCTGCTTTGTTTGCACTATTGCCTCTCGTAGGTGTTGTTGTGCTTCCATGTGTTTTTGTTCCTGGTCGTGGTTGTTAATTGCTGGAGAGTCCAGCAGGGAAGGCCCGTAGACCTTCCAGGCTAGAGTCTAATTAGTTGCCCTGGCTTTTTCGTTTACGTCAGCTCTAACACGTTTACAAAGCATTTTGTAATGGTTAATTAATTGCATTGTTTCGTTAAAACTTTCCGTACTTGTTGAAGGGTATCTATCGTAATTCCTACATGGTGCTAAATCGTTCCAATATCTGTTAATAAGATGCGGTTTCTGTTTCTCTACTGCTTCATAAGCATAAATAAACAGACTGGCGTCCATGTCTTCCTCTAAATAAACCCTCTTATCACGTAGATAAGAATAACCAGACACATGTTGATCAATTCCTAAGTATTTTAGGAGGTCTAAAGAGACCTCCAGGTATCCATGCCCACCATCATGATGGAAAGTAAATGTATTAATCATAATTAAAAAGGTTGCGTCCAGTTTTCATACTGCCAAGATGTAATTTGCCTATCTTTACAAAGTGCATCTGTCCAGTTGTTCCAGGCTTCCCGCTTGGCTACATAATCAAAGCGATTTTCTTTTAAAAAATCTTTGTGTATAGCCTTAAAATTAATTAAGGCTTGTTTCTTTGTTATAGGCATCATGCATACCTCTTCTTAACGTCTTCTATGGTGCATTTAGACCAGTAAAGATCTCTTTCCACCATGTACTTAACAGTTAATAAAGAAGGCCTGCTTGTGTACTTACTTAATAAGTCCTTTAGCTCTGTAATGCTGATATATCCCAGTTCAGCACAGTCGGGCATCGCTGTAAGCCTGGACCAACCAAACGCCTCTGTACCTTCCTTGTTGACTTCTGTTAAATAAAAGTCACCAATAGGCCCAAATAAATGGGCATGTACTGTTGCCTGGTCTCCTTTGCCGTCCTGCTCATAAAGCCTGGGCATTTCCTGAATTAACTCAAGAGGCATAAGCTTAAAGCTTTCTTGCGTCTCAATAGTTTCCATTGTTTTGATTTCTGGCAGTGGTCGTGGTTTGTGTGTTGCTGCCATTAGTAGTTATTCTGCCTAACCTCTTAGAACTTTGCATTACTGCAAATAAGATATTAATAAAACTTTACATTAGTTATCTTCTGCTATTCTTCGGCGGGTGCTTACTTTTGTTTTTGTTTGCCTGCTTGCTGGTTTCCTGGACTGAATTTCAGGACGTCCAGCAATCGAACACATTTTTAATGTGATGCAGGCTAATCACCCCAGGCCCTCCCCTCCCTTAGTTGCATTAATGGTTGCAAATATATAGAAATCTTCTTTTTATAGAGGATTTCCAGGGGGGCTATGGGGAAAAGTAGCCGAATCAGTATCGATAACCCCCCTTAATCGTGAGACCCAAAAAGGGGTTATTACGAGAGAGGCTTATCGAGGTAAGCTGAAAGAATATTGGTAGAGAAGGTATGTAAGGTTAAAGGTTATTTGAAGTTAATTCTCTGTAAGATTCTTGCCTAAGGAATCTCCTTAACGTCTCTAATCTAGGCATGGTTTGCTAAAATGGCAAGTGTT